ATTGCTACCATCTGAAACTGTTATAGAGGAGTTAGCTAGCTTGCCATTAGCAATAGAGCCTGCAAGCATATCGTTTGTAATAACACCTGATCCAATAACGAGGTCAATCGTACCATCACCATCTTCATAGCTTACTGTTATTCCTGTTTCAGTATTAGAACTGAACATTGCACCTACTATGTCTTGAACATATTCAGTATTCAGACCTACTGTAACTGCTGCTGATTCAGAACCACTATTGGCTACGTCTATACCGCTATTTGCAGCACCTAAAGTTGCAAGGTAATTACCAGTAGTGTCTGTGCCTAACGCTACAGAATTCGCAACTATGGTGGCTGTAAGCGTACCATTGGCTAAAGCGGTGAGGGTCACAGAACCACTTAGATCGCCTGCTAAAGTAATAGTTGGAGATTTATTAATAGTAGTACCTGATGAAATGTCTCCACCATTAATATCAACTGTATTTAGAACAGGAGCAGTTAGTGTTTTGTTGGTGAGTGTCTGCGACCCAGAGAGTGTTGTGACAGTGCTATCTATAGCAAAGGTGACTGCATTACCGCTACCTGTTGTATCTATACCTGTACCGCCAGTAAAGGTCATAGTTTCGCTGTCTAAATCTATACTTAAAGCACCACCTGAGTCTCCTTGAAAGTCAAAGTCTTGTGCTGTTATTTGTGCATCTACATATGCTTTTATTGATTGTTGTGTGGCTAGTTTGACATTACTGTTACTGCCTAAGTTATCTTCGTCTAATATTCCTGTGACTGTTGCACCACCTGCTGTAAAGAGTAAGCCTTTTAATTTAGTGCTTAAAGATGTTGCATTACTAGATGTGGTAGCAAGCCATCTAGCATTGGCATGGTCATATATGATCGTAGAGCCTGCATCACTAGAACCTACTGTTTCTTCATCTGTAGTTCTTCCTAATAATGTTGCTGCACCTGCTAGACCTTGAGTTCCTACAGTTATGACACTGATTGCATCTCCGTCAGTTACGACAACTTTATTTATGGTATTGGTATTGGAGGTTGTAACCTTTGATATAGCCATTATCTGCTAATGTTCCTCCTGATTGTATAAGTGCCTTCTAAGATGCGATATACCCTAGATGAACCATCTACTACTTCTAAGTCAAAAACTCCGTCTCCTGCTGTTAAATTAGCTGTATCTGCTGCTGATATGGATAGGGTTACTGTTCCTGCTGAACCGCCTAGTGCGATTCTACTGTTTGCTGTTGTGAGTGTGAGAACTTCTGATGAACTTTCAGGTGTTTCTCTTAAGTCCATTTCTGCTGACGTGTAGCCAGTTAGATTGATTACTGTATCGCTAGAATCCTTTAATGTCAGAGTCTGACCAAAGGTCGCTCCCTGCTCTATGATGAAATGATGATAACCTGCACTCATATGTGTTCCCTTTAATTTGCATGGTATCTACCATCATTAGCATCTGCTGAATTAATAATATCACTTTAGAATGTGTTGAGCATTAAAAAGTAATCGGGGTATAAGTTAAGAAGCCTTTTTCTTAGTTGTTCTTTTTTTCTTAGTAGTCTTTGGTGCTTCTCCACCTTCCCACGCTTCATTTACGTCAGGTGTACTAGGATCATCTCCTTGTAATTGTCCTTTGTCGTTTCTTGCTCTTACAGGCTCGCCTGCTTCTTCTCCGCCTTTAGAAACTTTAACTTCCATTGCCCAACCATTCTCAATGAATGTAGACATAATATCTTCTTGCCAACCTTCTTTGGCATCTACTACTTCATCTACTTGGTATAACTTTATGTCTGTACCATCTTTATTAGATGATGCAGGTTTAGGTACTAAAATTTTATATGTCTTTGACATTTATTTCTCCCTTAAGGTAGTGGGGGCATACACCCCCACATTCCTAGCTTAATTAAGCGTTATGCGCTGTAAAAGCGTTGTCGCCACTATGTCTAGCACCACTTCTCACAACCATCGCACCAATAGGTGTTCCGTTGGAGTGTGTTCCAGTCTTAGCGAGTACAACTCTTATATATCTGCTATTTCCGACATATTCAACACGGAAAACTCCGCCTGCTGTGTCAGGATTACCGCCTGCTGTACCATCTAATTTTAAGAAGATACCGCCTGCAGCTATAGTTCCATCTACGATGCCTGCTTGTGCAACATCAGTAAAAGTTGAGTTGTCATCAGATTCCTCTAATGAAATTTCAAAATATACTGAACTAGATAGAGTGTCACCTTCTGCACCTACGTCAACTAGCACTGTAGCTTTTTCGTAGCCTTGAAGATCAACACCTGTTCCATTAGCACCTGCAGTTTTAACCGCATTGATGATAGAAACAGCAGGATTAATATTATTTGATAGGTCTTGCATAATTTACTCCTTTTACGCTGATACTTTTTGTTTAACAACAGCTTCAGCTTGAATGACCTGTCCACCAACTCTACGTCTAGCAATGTATCTAACATTACCTGAAGTAGCTTGTGTGAAAGGGTCTCTCGTAACAGCTAAAGCAACTCTGTCTACAATCATGTAGGCTCTTCTGAAGTCACCAAACAATACAGGATAAGTTCCTGCACCAACGTCTGGCATATCAGTAGCTTCTACATAAGGGTAGCCTAATATAGTATTAGGAACACCTGCTTGTAGAGACATACCTGCTTGGAATACATATTGTCCTGCAGTATCTTTTAGCTTTCTGATAGCTGATAAAGTTCCTCTGTTAAAAACAAAAGAACCATTTCTGCCATACTCAGATTTGATGCTGTGAACTAATGTGATCAGACCATCAGCTAGTAATGTACTAGCATGACCTGAATTAGATTCGCCAACACTGCTATTAGTTAATAAACCTTCAGGTTTACCAACAGAGTTACCGCTAACAAATGCAGTACCTTCAGCTTTTGCAAATTGCTCTGCGAATTCTGATTGCATTTCCGACTCTAGATCAAAGACAGTATCTTCTAAGTTTTGCTCAGAAATATCTACTAAAGCGTAAAGTTCGTGTGCAGGTAGTTCCTCAAGACCTACTGTGTAACCAGTAGTTTCGGCTCTAGTCCCACTTTCTGCAACCCATGCTGCGGAGAATTGACCATCACGTTTAGGCACTTGGATTGATCTTTGTCCAGTGCTTCTTACTCTAGCTAGGGAACGAATAGGTGAGATTTCAGTTACTGTTTTCAGTAACTCTCTTACATATTCAGGTGGTGCTAGATATCCACCAGTGTTGTCATTGCTGACAGTTAATGCCTTTTTCTCTGCATCATCAAGACCTTCTAGTCCTTTTCTGCAGTAGGCTTCAAAAGCTTCAAGACCTTCATCAATTTGCTTGGCTTCTAATCCTGAGTTTGGTCTTCTCATGACCGTTTCAAGATTTTCTACCTGCTCTTTGATTCCTTCTTGAGCCTGCTTGGCTTGTGTGATCTCTTGGTTGATGTCCTCTAAACCATTCAGCTTTTCTTCAATAGCTTCAAGTTTTGACTCAACTAAAGTATCAACATTTTGCCCTTTTTCTAGTGCTTCTAACTTTTGGTCATTTGCTTTTTTAAATTCTTCAAAAGCATGACCAATTTCAGAAACAGCATTTTTTATATCTTCAGACATAATTGCTCCTTAGAGTTTGGTTATAGTTAATGTTAATTGTTTAATGGCTTCTACCATTTCTGCATTATCATCAACCTCTCGCTGAGTAAATGCTTGGTTAACAGCTTTTGCTGCAACCTTTGCTTCTGAACGAGATAAGTTGAAAGCATCACGCATTCCATTCTCCCACTCCCTTATGGATATTTCCTCTCCCTTTACCTGCCGAACCGTAGCTTTAGGGTTCATTGGGAAAGTTACAAGGCTTATCTCCATTAAGTCTACCTCTTTGATAACACGCTGCCCTTTGCGTTTATCATAAGAAACCTCTTTAGGGTTGACACGAAAGCCTATACTTAGACCATCTAATGCACCCATTTTTAATAATTCGTATGCTTCTTGTCCTGCCTGTGTTTTAAGTGCAAGTCTGCCCTTTACATACAAGCCATGTGAATCTTCTCTGATTTCATCAAATACACCAATAGGCATATCTGATTTGTGTTGATATAAGAGTTTGACACCTTTAGTGCCTCTTTCTTGTAAACTCTTTTTAAATGCACCACCTTTGATAACGTCATTACCTAAGTCTGTGTTGTTGAATACAGAACCATATCCTTCAAATACTCCGTCATCGGACTCTGCTTTAATCTCAGACTTAACTTCTATAAAAGACTTTTCATCTTTTTCTTCTTCGTCATAGTCAGACTCTTCAGTAGGTTGTGTCATGTCTTTGCCAAACTCAATGATATAAGAGTCATCAGTTTCCTGTACTGCTCTAACGTGCTTTTCGTCATTCTGTTTAGAATCTTCGTGGGAATCGTACTCGTCTGTACGGACAGCTAAATCAGGCTCATTAGGTGTTAATTCACTGCTCATAGTGCTATCTCCAAATTTATCCCTATATATAGTATCTCAATGGTTAATCAGACACAACATCTTGTTCATCAACATAAATGATGACACATCTGCAATTTATATTATTTCTTGCCCCACCTCTAGGATCGCCAGTGTGTGCCATTGGCAAACCGCCTACATCAAAATCTTCGTCCATCTCTCTTATCTGTCCGTTAGCTAATGAGTGTGCTGACCTAGTTCTAGGATCGTTTGTTGCTCCCCATCTTTTTAACATCTTAGAGCCATAGTCTGTAGCTACTTGTTTATAGTATTTATGATGTGCAAAACCTGCTGCATTATGTGTTTCTGTCCTAGCTATAGTTGCTGCCCTTGTTCTTGTTATAGGTCGCACTTTCTTTTCTATGTTTCTAGCAATCTCTGTAAGAGTTAAGCCTTCTGACCTGCCGTCTATAATTATTTTTTCTATTCTTCTTGATATGTTAGAAGTTATACCTGAGAGTATCAATTCTCTTGTTCTAAAGAATTCTTCTATAATTGGTTCTAAATCTACGTTTCTTCCAAAGACTAAGACATCTTCTTTTAACTCTTCTAAAGTATTTGTAGTGTTGTTTTCGTCATAAATATTTCTAAATACTTTTCTATAATGACTCTGCATAACTGGATATAGTTCTGCTTGTAAATCTCTTGTAGCTATACCTAAATCAAACTCACCAAATTCTTTGTATAAGAAAGCTTTAGTGTTTACAAAACGACCAAATAAAGATGTGAGTTTTCTAAAGGAATCTTTTTCTAAATTATTCCTAATCCTAAGTTGTTTTCTAAGTTCCCTTCTTAAGCTGACTCTTCCTCTGCGAAATCTACTAAATTGTTTTTGTGCTAAGGACACTATACTTTTCTTAAAGCACTAAACCTGTGTCCTACTGTTACATCAGATGGCTCTCCACCTTGATATACAATTATAAGAGCAGCAGGGTTCTCCTCATTAGCATTTAAAGTAAAGTCTGTATTAGGAACTTTTACACTACCAGTTCTTATAATTCTTGCTATTTTACCTCTTGCTCTGCCTCCTGCACTGTTCCAAGAAACCATGTCTCCTACTTTTAGTGCATCTGCTTCTGCTTTGCTTTCTGCTTCTATTTGATCTCTTTTCTTTTTTGACCAACTAAATCCTGCATCACCGCCCCATAAAGCCCATGCTATTCTACCTGCACTTGGGTAGCCTTCTTCACCTTGCTTAAAACCCTCGCCTTGTTTATCTACTTCATGCCTAGCAAAATAGCTATACATTCTTTTAACAGTGTCAGGGGATAGGTTCTCTCTTTTGATAAGTTGACTGGCTCTTGTAGAACCTACGTTAGTGCCACCTCTTCCAAATTCTTCTCGCCAATCTAATCCACGTTGTGCTTCTGCAGCCATTCCTGATGTTGGTTTAAAGTCTATGTCCGATATAGCTTTTTCATCTTCTTCTATTTCATCATCTTCTACATAGGCATCCAATTCTTCTTCTGCAACAGGATTCACAGGTTCGTCAGAACCTTCTGATGTTAAAGGAAATAAGTTAGCAGCTATATATAAATCATCTGCACCATCTACAGGAGAAAGACCAATGGCTTCTCTTGCTTCGTTTCTTGACATGATTCCTTCTCTTACTGCTGAAGTAACATTTTCATATATACGTTTAGTTCTTTCCGATAGAGCAGGTATCTTGTCTATATCAAAGTAAAACTCTAGGTTTTCTCCAAACATAGGAACTAACCATTCGTTAAGGTCTGATTCTAGTTTTCTTAAGTGTGGAATAATTGTTTCTTCATATAGTGCTAATCTAGCTTCAGCTACGTTTGCATAAGTCTGTGCATCTGATACACCAACTAACTGACTAGGGACTCCAAAACACATAGCTATATCTGTAGCTGCCATCTGTTTAAGGTTTAGGAAGTCCATGTCTTTAGGTGATAATCCCATTTCTTTCCAGTCAAAGTCTCCTTCTAATAGTAACGGTCTTCCTGCATTAGCAGTACCGCTAAACCTATTATTAAGGTCTGTAAGTAATTGTTGTCTTTGTGATTCAGATAAATTAACAGAGAATCCTGCATCATCTTGTGGTTTAAATACTACTGCACCACTAGGTCTTGCTCCATTGCTAAGTAAGTTTATATTGTGTTTACCTGACATATTATGCTGATCAACTTCTATAGCTGCAGCAGACATAGGTGATAACCCATAGAAGTCATCTAATGGATTCCATAGTTTGATATGTTTAACCTCACTAAATCCTGTAGCTTCTTCAACAGGGTAAGTTGCTTGTATTCTTCCGTTTAT